TGGCCATTGACGGTCGTTGATGTACCTACCGCGCCCAGGTTGGCAAGTGCACCCGCCGCCGTGGTTGCGCCCGTGCCACCCTGCCCGACGGTCAGAGGCGTGGTGAGGCCCGATAGTGATGTGATGCTGGAGTTGTTCCCGGATGTGACGAGCGTAGAAGATGCCGGGATTGGCGTACCGTTGACGCTCGTGCTACTCGACAACGCCAACGGCAGATAGTTGGCCGGAATAGGTGTTGAAGAGTTGTACGCACCGCCCCAACTCGTGCCACTTGTCCAGTAGGCAATACCAGCCGTGCTGGGCCAAACCATCGATCCACCCGTGATGCAAGTTCCGCCGGCGTCATTCAGCGTAATCGTGGTCCCTGAAACAGCGAAGTTTACGCAATCACCATTCGTGATTCCTGTCTTCGGCAGAAAAGCTGCGTAAAGGTCCGAGCCGTTGACCCACCCGTGCCAGTTAAGGCTGGTCGTGTCGTACCCGATCTCGCCGTTGGCCGCGCTCGCGTAGCCTGCTCCAACCGGAAGTTTGATCTGCGCAAGAGCCGAAAAATCCTGCAATCCGGTGGTGTAGGTATTAGCCTGTCCGGTGCCTACTATATTTCCTGTCGGAGCGGTGAACGAAGTTCCCCACGCGCTCCCGGTTGATAGTGGAACCCCCGCGCCGGGGTAGATCATCGATCCGCTGCCGGGTGCAATCCAACTCCTGACCCCAGAAGTCGTTGATGATAGAACGTATCCATTCGTGCCGGGATTGCCAAGTGACGCCTCCGCTCCAAACGAATGGTAGTCGAATGCAACCACTGCGCTGCCATTGAACGTGCTCCCTGGAGCCGCACCGCCAGTCGTCGCCGCAATAAGCACATTCGCGGTTGTCTGCGCTACACAATTCACTCCCTGTGGAGTATAAACATACCCCGGAGTAGAGCAACCTGCCAGTCCACCGACGTAGGAATTGAAAAGTGTTCCGAGTTGTGCAGCCGTCGCCACTGTATGAGGACTGCTCCCGTTTCCGTAGAGTATCCCTGTCAGCGTTCCCGCCTCACCTGTCCCTCCCTGAAGAGCCGAGAGGGGAGTCGTTAGACCCGTCAATGATGTAATGTCGGCATTGGCACCACTGTCCGCCGGAGTATACCCAAGAGCCGCCTGCTTGCCGTTAAACGTGGTCCAATCGGTACTCGATAGCCATCCATTCACAGACCCCGAAGATTGCGTCATCGCTATGTTCGGAGTCGTCCCCAAGGTAGATGTAACCGGAGCCGTTGCTGTGACAGAGGTGACCGCCCCTCCCGCCGCACACAATCCGTTTCCCGACGTACAGACTTCACTCCCGTTGTACTGATGCTTCCCACCCCCACTCGTTACCACGTTGAGGTTCGTGGCCGCCGGCTGTGTGACCGTCTGCGTTCCTGAAGGATTGAGAGCCACACCACCAAGGTTCGCCAACCCCTGTGCCGCCGTTCCTCCGCCGGTCCCGCCGCCGCTGATCTGAATGATCGAAGTCGTCCCAGAAATCACCCACGCCGTCCCGTTGTAGGTCAGCACCAAAGGGTTCCCCGCAGCAATCTGGCTGGCTCCTACGTTGTTCCCGCCCTGTGTCAGAATACTGGCCGCAGCCGCCCCGTTCACCGCCAAAGTCGGGGCAGACCCCGACACCGTTCCTGCCCGGAAGAGAATCGTCATGTTGCTGGTCGGCGCCGTGGAGGGGGTCGTAGAACATACATAGGCCGTCCCACTCCCTGAAGAGTCTACGCAAGCCAACAAGGAGTTTCCAGTGCTGGCCCCGGACCCTCCATTCACCACATACGACCATATCGTTCCTGCTATCGGAGTCACTTGCACCACGTAAAAACTCGGCGATGACAACGTTGGTGCATAGAACGTGTAGTTCCCGTACTGGTCTGCTGCCGTTGGGTTTGGAGCCGCATGAGATAGAGCGTAGTCGTAGTAGATCGCCGCAGTCGGAGTGCAAGGAGTCCCGGTCGAGGTCACCGCACAGACTTGGATAGGGGCAAAGGGAGTCGAGTTCCCCTGATAGTTCACCTGTCCACTGATGACGACCTGACCTGCTGCCGACAGGGAGGAGCCGATAATCATTGCCACACAGAACTTCGCCAACCTGCTCATAAAAGGAATCGTAGCAAGGTTTGACGTTTTCTTCTACCTGTTTTTCAAATCCACCCCAAAATTTGGACTCTAAAAACAAGAAGCCCAGTCCGAAGACTGAGCTTCCCTTCCTGCCGGCGAATGTCTAAGCGAATGCGATCTTGATGCTCGAGAGAACCGGAACCGGAGGCGGAACAACCGGGATGTTGACCGTGACGGCCTCGACATCGGTCAGCGCAATTCCCTCGGCCGTGGTGAGCGAGGCAGTCAGGTTTGCCACGCCGTTTGCAACCGCGGTCACGGTGTCGGTGATGCCATCGGCGTTGGGTACACTGGTCGCAAATGCCGAATTGTCGATGGTGAAGGTGACGGGCGGGATGGTCCCCGTCCAAGCGTTGCCGAACTGGTCAAAGCCGTTGATGGAGGCAATGGTGACTTGGCCGGCGCTGGTGAGAGTGACTGGTCCTTGAACTGACATGAGGTTTTCTCCTTTGGTTGATGGTGCGGTGAATGCGATTTGGACGAAAGAGAGGCGTGGTTTGAGATGAACAATCTCATCCTCAATACGCCACTGGATGCGTTCCACTTCTTCGAGACGGTGGAGAGCTTCACGCTGGAGGCGGAGAGACTCTCTGAGCATCTCCTTTTCTTTGCGAAAAAATCCAAACATACTGTTCCTCCCGGCGTAATGATTAAACACTACACTGAAATTTTAAGATGTTCAATTCAGACCTCGTTTCAATCCACACCCCCCACATGGGGAGCGACTCTACAGTAACGGAGCTACTATTCCTCGAAGAGATTATTTCCCTTCGGCTTCTCCTGCTGGCCGCCGTAGGTCAACCAGCCCCAACGGGCAATAAGCGCACTATCGGACCTCCCGTTGTCTTTCTTCCTCGTCAGGTACTTGGCTGAGTGCGGATAGTGCTGCATCGCAACCGCTCTGCTGGCATCCTTCTCTTTGGAGCAGCCGGCCATGCAGCGGGCCTTCCACGTCGCCGGATGAACCGTCTGGTACGGGATAGCCAGAGCAGCCAATATCCCAAGCCAAAGTCCGTAGCCCATTCCGAAGTTGAAAGCTGAGGTGGCGCCCATCGTCCGCTCCCCACCTCCCGGCATGGCCTGGACCTTCTCGATCGTCACCATCACCTGCCTACCTGCCGCAGCGTCTTTGAGTACCTGTACCATCCGGTAGGCATCCAAAACGTGCTTTGTCTTCTTGTTGACCACCACTTCCAAAACGGGAGCATCAAAAAACTGCACTTCGTTCGCCTCTGGATCAAGCGCACAAACGCAGCCCGTCAATCCCGGATCTATCCCCAAAAATACCATCTTCCCCTCCTCCTACGGAACGTCGTAGAACCCGCTCCGTCTTGAACCTCGTTGACTGTTGCAAATCGCGTGAGCCGCAGCTATGTTGAACTGCCGATCGTCTCTCTCTGACCCTCCCGATTTTCTTGGTTTGATGTGGTCCACTGTAGAGTCGGCCCACCTGAGCGGCAGCTTGCAGATCCCACAGAGCCTTCCCTGCGCCTCCCACGCCACCCGCTTCCGTCTCTGGTACTCGTCTGACCCGGCCTTGCAAAGCAGGTTACACGCCTCGCGGCCGTCCTTGAACACCCGCACTGCAACGGGAGCCTTCTTGATGTCTTTAGGCTTCGGAAACATCGTCATCCCCTCACCACCTTTCCCTCCGGCGTGTGCCGCTCAATAATGTGCCATGAAGTTCCCTGTGATTGAACAACACACATATCCCCGGTCATGCGCTCCAGGATCGAGGCGGTGGAACGTGCATCGTCCTCCTTCGTGAACGGACGACGCACCGAGTCCTGAGCTACACGACCGTATGGGTACTTTCTCGTCATGCCGCCTCACTCTGCCGCTGGGAAGCCTGCTCGAGAGCGCCAGCGAAGTCCAGCACCAACTCGTCCAGCGTGGCCTCCAGTTTCTCCACAACCTCCTCCAGACTCGCCCCGGAGTGGATCATAGCCTTGGCCGACTTCACCTTCTGGACCGCGGTCGTTAGGGTCTCTATTAAACCCACGCTTCCAGTGTGCTCGGCCACCATCGTTTCCAAAACCTTGCCGGTGTTCGCCGGATCTATCCCAACAGCAACTGCGTAGTGCTTGATCCCCGCCTCCACCGTCCGCATCTGACTCTCAGGCATCGTTGTTTTGAACGTCCTGATGGTCTCCTTCGTGTCCGAGTCCTTCGCCTTCCCGTGCATCTCCAAGTCCACCTTCGCCTGGAAGTCCTTCAGGGAATCGTCCGACGCCGCCTTCAACCACTCCCGATCCTGCCGCTTCTCTTCTGAGAGGTCCGACAGAGCCTTCGCATTGGTCAGCCGCATCGCAGTGAACAACTCTTCAGGAACCCCACGGTAAGCCTCGGCAAGACGTATCGTGCTGAACCAGGTACTTTCGCCTACGCCGGCCGCCTCACGCGCCTCCTGCTCGTCCCTGAAGCCCAGCATCCCCCACAAAGACTTCTCCTTGAGGGCGAAGGCGTGGTAGCCAATCCGAAGGCTGTTCCTCGACTGCAAGACCGACGCCTGCTTGATCTGCTTGTAGTGGAAAGTGGCCTCTTCCTTCCGAGCCTTGATCTCCTGCTCTTCCCGTTCACGTTGAGCCGGATCAATCTCTGCCGGCTGACCTGTCTTTGTAGCTTTCGGCATTTGTAGAACTTCCGCTATTGCCATACTTCATCTCCTTCTGAATTGCGTTCTCAAACTTCAACTTCTTCCTGTTGTAAACGCAGGTTACTCGTCCCCGCGTTCCCTCTCTGCTCTTGTCAACCATGATCTCAACATCGAGGTCGTCACCCGGATCTCGCTTCTCCGAATCCTCCATCGTGATGATGACGATGTTTTGAGCAGCATGATGGATTGCCGACCCACCGTAAAGATCTCCCTTCGTCCGGTGCCTCTTTTTAACGAACCCCTGCTCTTTCGAGAACTGACTGAGCGCAATCACAGCACAGTTCGGTTCACCTTTCGCCAGATCTCGCAGTCCAAATACCACCCCTCGCGTCTCCTCCGGCCCAACCTTCCCCGGATTTTCCAATAATTGAAGGTAATCCACTGCAATGATTCTAACCCCGTGCCGGCGCCGCATCATCTTAGCCCTGGCCCTCAACTTCTGAATTGACAGTGGAGAAGTATCGTCAATCCAGATTGGCAACTTCGCAATCTCCGCCGAGATGCGTTTCAACTCAGGAACGTGTGTGTGAATGTTCATCAACCGCGGATCTCTCATGTGGTCCGCCGTCAGAATGTCTGACATCAACGGGTAGAGCCTCTGGAGCAATTTCTCTTTCGGCATCTCGCATGAGAATATCCCGACCGGAATTCCCTCCAATGCGTTCGCTAAAACCATCTGCATCATTGCTTGAGTTTTCCCGCTGCCGCTGTCGGCCGCAAGTATCGTCAGTTCCCCACCGTAAATCCCCTTCGTCTTCTTGTCGAGGTCTTCAATCCCCCAGGTCATGTCCAGCGCCGTCTTCTCAAGATTCTGGTTCCGCTTGGAAAGAATGGCCGCTTCAATCGCCCCTACCACCTCCGCTGCACTTATCGCATCCGACTTCTCATCGGCCACCGACCGAATCAGCCTCTCCTGAACTCCCTCAATCAGAATGCTGGAATTGATACCCTGCGCCTCGGCTGACTGGTACAGACCCTTACCCACCTCCATCAACAACCGGAGCTTCGCCTTCTCTCGAACGATCTTAACGTGCTCCTCGATATTCAACCTGCGAGGGATTCCCTCTGTCAGCCCCGCAAGATACGCTTGGCCTCCTACGCTTCCCAACTCTCCGCGCTTGCGGAGAACGTGAGAAAGGGTCACAATGTCCGCGTGATGAACCCCCTCCTCCAGCCCATCCATAATTGAAGCGATGGCGCCAAAGATGATCCTGTGCGAGTCGAGGCTGAAGTCTTCCGTTGAAAGGTCGCCGATCGCGTCAAAATAGGTATCGTTCTCTATAAGCAACGTCCCCAATATAGCGAGTTCTGCCTGCGCGTCCGCCGGCACTCCGCTCCCCAACTGCTTGACTGGCTTCCCCATTTTAGTGGCACCCTCCGCCGCTCGGTGAATGGCAACTTCCACCTGAATACTCAACACGATGGCTGGGCTTCTCGCGGAGCTTATTGATGGGCTTCTTGGAGTCGTCTTCCTCAAGCAAACGCTTCGCTAGTTCGATAAGTTCTTCCGCCAACTCCCGTTTCGACTTTGCCATAACTCCTCCTTGAATCTCCTCCGGTTTTACTTCCAACAATCCAGCCCAATCCGCCGTCAACCGTCCGTCCGGCTGAACTACCAACTCATAGATCCCATCCCAGTGCTGCGTCGGCTCCATGACGGAATACTTCCAGTTGACCTGCATCTCGCCAACCTGCATTCGCGCCACCTTACAGACCGGGCAGGTACTCACATCCCTGAATCCCCAGTCGCGCCCAAACATCTCCATCGCCGGACAATCTTCCATCGAATCGTGGTAGATACGGAAGTTGACAGCCGCCAGATTCTTGAAGTTCTTGGAGTAGTCAATGAACTCCCGGCAGAAATTCACAGAAACATCTGGAGGCACCACGCAGTTGAAACAGATGTCGGCCCATTGAATGTCATCAATCAGGCCGCGAAGTTCTCTGGTTGATGGAACACTCTTCGTCTTGAATATATTCTCGTTGAGAGTATCGGAGGCGTGGTGACGGCTGATGTTAATATGTTTCACAACTCCAGAGAGGATTACCTCTTGCTTCCGAAGACGAACACCGTTTGTCGTCAGAACAACTTTCGGGAAACGCTTCTTTCTTTTCCTCAGAACCTCCATCACATCTTCAAGAACCGGAGAGATGGTAGGCTCCCCTCCAGTCACGCTAACGTGCGAAAACTCTTTCGGTAGAGCATCGAGAATTGCAGCCAGCCGCTCACCAAACTTCATCATCGGAAACTTGTTCGCATCTTGGTCACGGTTCCAAAAGCAGAACTCGCACTTAGCGTTACATGCCCCTGGTAGCATCACCGAAAGATTAGGAGTCGAAACCAGTAGCTTCGTCGTCCTCTTTGCAATTTTTACCAACCCCATGTAACCCTCCTCACAACTCGCTTGCTTCGCGCACCGTGCTGGGCCACGGCCAACCTGTAACCGTCCTCAAGCACTCTTCAAACCCCGCCGTAAGCCGTCGCTCGTCAATGTCCGCCAACGCTTCCACGTAGACCGCTATCAACTGTGGCGTGATCGCCTTCCCTGCTATCGACCCAAACTTCTCCAGCCATGAGCCTATCAGGTCAACCCGGATCTGCTTAGGATTGAACTCCTGCGGCTGCAACTGCTGATTGCCTTGCAGCGTAATTGCCTTGCTCCCGCCCAAGCGCTTCACCATGCTTCCCTCCAATCCCGTTCGGCATCGTCTTCCCATAGCGGTCCAGCGGCGCTTCCAGATACTCCAGAAGCCTCCCAATCCACAGATACAAAGCCTGAGTCTTCACCACACCCTCTGACTTGTAACGGTTGCCCAGGGCGCGTCTCCACTCCTCCCGCGTCACTTCCTTGTTCTGCTTGAGCCAACGCTTCACCGCCGCCCCGTCCGCGGAACCCATCGTGAATGGCAATCCCTTGTTGACGAATTCATAAGCCTTCTTCACGTCATCCAAGAAGTCCTGCCTACAGGTCGAATCCGATTCCAAAATTTGGACTTTCTCCGTAGATGCCACTCCCGTCCCCAGAGGCCACTTGTTTTTCGTCTGCTTCCCAATGAACTCCGGACATAGCGTATGCAACTCCCCCATGCCTTCCAACATGAGGGATGAGTTGCACGACACCGCCTGACTCAACTGTGCGGTTGTCCAAGACCCGTCGCCGAGCGCGTTCACCGCCACAAGAGCCAACACGCCTCTGTACGTCAAACCTTCGAGAAAATCACTGTCAATGATTATCTTCATACTCACCCCTATTCAAACCTCGCAAATTCTCCGAAATGCTTCACCGCAGCTTTACAATATGCCACATGAGCATCTTGTGGAGTAACAAATCCTCCTAACCCATAACGTCTTCCTTTCACCCTTATCAACGCGACCCATCGCTTCCTCTTTTTATTCCAATACACACCCTTGAATCCAGATGTATTATCAACCCTTCTGACGGCATTCGCTTGGTTCTGAGATGTTGTCCCTACACGAAGATTTGAATGTCGATTATCGAGAGTGTTCTTGTTGTCGATATGGTCAACCTCTCGCAGATCGAACATATCGAGTCCAAGGATTACACGCGCAAGCGGAATCTTGTGTCCGCACTTACCTCCTCGAAACCATGCAGTAGCGTAAAAACATTTCTTTTTACTGTCTCACTTGGAACCAAGTTTTAGATTGGAACACTTCTCGTAGTCTCCACTGTCAACAATGGTAACAAGACCTCTCCCTATCGGCAATTCGTAACACTTCTCATCATCCTTCATGTTCATCTCCGTTTACGGTCGGAGGAGGCCAGGGAGGATGCCGTAACACCCTCCCTGGGAGGAGGCGTCCGACTGGGGAGCCGGACTAACCGACATGGGGTGTCGGCTACAGAGACTATAACAACTCCCCTTCGTCTCCGCAACCCGATTCTTTCCCCACTGCCAACTCGATTGAACCCACCCTGTTTTTCCCCACCAACTTCATAACCTGACCCGTCTCCTGGTCGATCACCAGCAACGGTCTCCGCTTCCCATCATCGTCAATCCGCCATCCAAACAATTCCTCAACCGTACACTCGAAGTACCGCGCAATCTGTACCGCCAACTCTAGTTTCGGGAGGGTTTGGTGATTCAAAATCTCCCCCGCCAGACTCTTTCCGATACCGAAGATCGCTGCGAAGTCCCGCAAGGTGATTCCGTGCGCGGTGCATATCCTCTGGAGAAGCGGGGAGTCCCCATAGAACTCCCTCGCCTTCTCGTTGCAGTGTTGGATGTTTGAGCTTCCGGCCATGCTACGCCCGGAACGAGGTGGACTCGGTAACGATGAGCTTCACGCCAGGATAAGAGAAACTTTCCTTCATGCTCTTCGCCATCTGCCCCAAAAAGCTCTCGTTCGCAACAACCGCCATCAACGGCACTTGTCCTGCTACTACCGCCGTGACAAGCGCCTTCAGGTCCGTAACCTCGATCTGATAGTTCTTCCGCGCCACGCTTCCTGTCGGCTTGGGCGCCGCGGCCTGAATCACCACCGGAGCCGCGATGACCTCCTCCTCCAGCACTGCATCCGCCGCCTCAGATTCCCCCGCTGCTGCGAGTTCAAGCGCCCGTTGGAGTGCATCCTCCTCCGCCTGCTTCTGAGCCACCTCACGGGCAAGACGCTCTTCCTCTTCCCGCTTCCGGCGCTCCACAGCCTGATACGCCGTTAGCAATCCGCCCAGACGAGTCTTCTCCGTGTTGTACGGTCCTGTGTCGTCCTTCTCGGCTTGCAAAACCGGCTTCTTGATGTCGTCGATCTGAGACTTCACGCCCTTGAAAAAAGTCTCCGTCTCCTTCGCCGCCGTCTGAAGCAACCGGCCGTACTGCGTGGCCGTCTCTGCCTGTTCCGTCGTCTCGACGACCGTCAACTTCTTCGACGCCAAAACAATCGTCCCGTACTCGTTACGCAAGGCGATACGCTTGGTCTCGTACTCGCCACTCGGTCCAAGGATCTCGATGATCCTCGGCAATGCCAATGCTGTTGCTGCTGTCCCCATGATTACTCCTCCTCTTGATTTCTGAACTTCGCCAATTTTGCGTTGACTGCCAGATTCGCCGCCGCCAACAGGATAATGAAGTTACTCTTCGCCTTCAGAGTGTCTACCCAGAATGGAGTAACTCGCCCATCTTTGTCAACCTGAAGAGCGCATCCAACGTAAACATCGCCCTCCAGCTTCGGTGCCCCTCCCGTGTAAGCCCCCGTCTGCCATGCCCAAGTCTCTGAAGCCTTACTGCCGGTCTTCAGATCGAGGATGCAGGGCCGACGCTTTCCTTTGTAGATCAAACTCCCACGATGGTCGAGAGTTCCACCAACCCGCATTCCGTTGAGGACGATGATCTTCTTCTCCTCCACGGCTAAAGGTTGATACTCGACCAACTTCAACCAACTTTCAATGCCGACAACCGCTGGGATGATTTCATCAGGGCAGGATTCCCAATCCAACTTCCCGAAGACGAGATACTCGACAGCCTTGTGAACGGCGTTTCCAAAACCGCGCTTCCACTCCAAAACGTCGGGGGCAATCATCGAGAAGTCGCTCAGGCCAAGAGCCCCGAAGACGCCCGTAACCGAAGGAATCACTACCCCTGACGAATCACGATAACAATGGTTCGATTCCTGATAGAATCCTCCCTCGATTGCTTGTCCCCACGCCTCACTCCCCATCCCCATCCCCTCCAAAATTTGGACTTAATCGCCGTCAACGCTGAAACCACAATTCTTCAGGAATATCTTCAACTCCTCACAGCGTAGAAGATGATAATGATACTCCCGAAGCACAGCAGCTTCTGCATCGTCAGACCGCTCCGTTGCGGTCCACTCGGAATCGAACGCCTTTTGCAGATTAGGCGACATTCCACTTGCGATCACTTTCGACTTCTTTGTAAGTGCCATCTCCACCTCCCGTGGTTAGATTTTTCGGTAATTGAATCCGAACTTCAGAGTGGCTCCAAATTGCCGGCCGGCGCTGTCCGCATTGATGATGTCCGTCACCACCTGCTCTGGGCAGTTGCTGTATTCATAGGTACTCTGAACGTCGCCCGTCTTGCGATCCTTGAACGCGACATACGCCTTCAGCGTCTCCGCGTCGTAACCCACCCTAACGATTTGCGTGCTATCCACATCTGTCCAGTTGATTGCCATGTTATTCTCCTCCTCCGGTTGATTGTTGATGTTGGAGCGGGGAAAAGGACTCGAACCATTCACCTGCGGATTAGGTATCCGGTTTCGATGCCGGACTTTTCCGCTGCTCTACCCCTGAGCTATCCCCGCTTTTGGTTTGAATGTGCTGTCTAAACCCGTCCTAGAAGAATGTCCCGCTGCTAGAGCGTCGTTTGACGTTAGCCTAGCGGAGCGGACGGGTTTAGGCAGGACACCCTGCCATGCTTCTACTTCGCAGCCTTCTCGGCCGCCTTCTTTTCCTTGCGGAACTTCTTCCACCGCTTCGTTTGAGCGGCTGCGATACGTGCCCTTCCCTCTTCGGTCAAGACCCGCGTGGACGTTTGCGATACTGCCTTCTCTTTTGCCATGTTTTTATGTTACTCCAAGTAACTCGTAATTGCAAGTGGTCCCCATTGTGCGTTCTGGTCCCCCGCCCCGCACCCCACGGTTCGTATCAGGCCAACTTGAACCTGTGCCAAAAACTTAATACGGAGAGTGGCCCATGACGACCAGCACCTCAGTCGGGAATAAATTACCCTCCAGATGACTCTCCGCATCTCCCACCCGGCCCCTTGCGATCGGCTGCTGCCAAGTCTTGCGACTCCCCTTTCGGGTTCAAGGCGCTCGTCATCGTTGTGAACCTTACCGGGTGGAAACTTAATCGTCCACGTAGTTCTTCCAGTCATCCTCGCCCGTGCAGATCTTCTCCATCGTTTCGTACATCCCGATCTCAAGATCACTCAGGTGCTCAACAGGGATTGGCAACGACAGAAGGATCTTCTTGAAGATAGCCTCAGTCAGCCCGGTATTCTTCCAGTTCTGGCCGCGGATAGCATAGAGTCTCTGGGCGCGTTTTGGACCGATCTTCCCCGGCTTTGTCGCTGTCGTCGGAGTCGGTTCTGGAGTACCAACGTTCTCTTCCACCTTCGCCTTCGGCGGCGCATCATCAAAGATACCACCCAACCCGGCCGCCCGATACTCTTCCAAAATAGGGTCTGGTTGACCAGGTTCTCGCTTCTCCTCTGTCGGCTTCACGTCCTCGTACTCGGCGTCGATTACCTCACCTTCCTGAACCGGCGCCACCAACATCTCCACCGTGGAGGTCATGTACTGGTCCGTCTTGCCGACCGTGCGCTTCGTGGCGGTGATGAGTACCTTCGCGCCCACCACCATCTCGGCGTCAATCAGGTGCTTCGGAACGCTCACCACCTTGCCATCAACGACCAGAAATAAAATCTCCTCCGCAGTCCCCGTTCCGAGTTTGGCGTTGGTGATCTCACCGCTGATCTCTGTCACTCCCTTAACATCCTGCTTCCCCTGGGAGGCCACCTGCTGCGTCTGCTGGCCCTTCGTGGACTCTTTGCTGGGGTCATAAGACGGGCCACGAGCGTTGGCACCTTCCGGTGGGCCGAATTGCTGCGTTGTTTCCGCCTTCCCCGTCTGCACTGGAGGCTTCTTCTCGTCCGTGCTCTTCGGCATCTGCACCTGCGGCTTTCCCATCACGGAATTGGGAGTCACGCCCGGAGTCTCGTTGTCAGCTTGCCCCATCTCCTCGTTCGTGTACATGCCACTCAACTCATCCGGGAATGCCTTGCGGAGAGCTAAACTTTCCGCGACTTTCCCTAACATTAGATAGGGCATACGTTTCCACATTGGATTCGGCTTCAGTTCGCCGGTCTGCTTGTCCTTGTAGGTCTGAACGTACTCTCCCCAACGCGCCGTCGCCCGGTAGGGAACCTTTTCATCGCCGCGGCCGTAGCGGTAGACGGTGATCTTCGACCAGTTCGGATGTTCCTCAACTTCAGAGTCATACTCAGGATCGTCAATGCCGGCCAAGTCTCCTGTTCGGCTTGCGATCGCGCGGTAGCCGTCCACGCCTGTTTGGATGCTGATCTTCTCTTTCCCTAGCGAACTATCCCACCGCTTCACCACATGAATCTGCCCAGTGAACGGGTCCAGCCGCTTGAGCTTCGCCACCTGCAAGAAAAACGCCAATTCGTTTTGGTCGCAGCCCTTTGCGACCGTCTCAGCTAAGAGCTTGATTTGCTCTGTGGAATACTCCGGCGCCGGCATCGCCAGCCGGTTTTCCCTTTGCGTTGTTACCAATGATGCTGTTCCCATAACCCCTCCTCTACCTCTCCTTGATGAAATCTGCCCTGTTGAGTAACACTGCGAGTTTCAATATAGCACGTTCCGTGGGATGCACAATACCCCTCTCCCAGCGGCTCAGGCTGCTCTTATTCCCTCCGATATTGGCCGCCACGTCTTCCATGCTCATCCCCGCCTCGATCCTCGCGGTCGTCAACTTCGCTCCGTCTACTGTGAACTGTGTCTTCATCCCTACTCCAGAGGCCCAGACAGCATCCGCGATGTGAATTGCCAAAGGCTCTTCTCTGCCTCAAAATCAGAACTCTTGAGCGCCTTCCACCATGCCTTCGACGCTGGGTTCCACCTGAAAGAGAAATCCTTCGCCTTCTGGTTGTTGTTGAAGTCAACCATCGCCTGAACGTAAACCGTAGGCTCCTGCGCTCGTGCAATGATGCTGTCTAGGTCGTAGTTCTTCGCAATCTTGAACATCGTCATAACATCAAATAAAGATCTGTGACGGAAGGGATTGCAAAATCCAAACTCACTCGCCAGATGATTCAGGTTGCGAGTCGTAATCTCCGGCGGGTACTTCACATCCGAACTCAAGTCAAGCCAGAATATACCCGAAGGCTCCACTTTCAACCTCGCGCAAGCCGCCAAATAAAACGGTTGGTCGAACCTGGAACCGTTGAACGCGGCCGCATAGTCCGCGTAGCTCATCAGGTCATGCAGTTCCGCGAACGCCACCTTCTCCGACTTCCCGTACAGGTCCACCATCTCGTCGGTGATATCAGTGAGCTTCGTTATCTCCTCCGGTATCGGGCGCCCTGGGTTGACCAATGTGGACATAACCTTCAACGGGGTCTGAGTATCCCAATCAACAAGCGCCCCGCCAATTTCCGTGATCCGATCATCCGTGGCCGACAATCCTGTGGTCTCCAGATCGATCCCAACGACTAACTTCCCCATCGCACTCTCCTCTTACTCCGAATTTTGGACTTACTTCACAGGCGGTAATGTGAAGTGTATCAACTTCGTGTTGCCTTGAAAGTCTGCCGCGTATGCGTGAGCGTGCCCCAGGAACTTCACCACCAACTCGTCCACGATCTCCCGCGTCCGCCCGTAGTCCGTGCGAAGCTGCTTCAACTCGGCCCGGAGTTCCTTGATAGACTCCTCCAAAACAAGTATCTTCTTCGTCTGCTCGATGTCCGTCAACCATATCTCAGGCATCTTCACCCTCCTCTTCGCCGTCCATCTCGATTGTCGCGCCAGCAAGTACATCCACGTAACGCGATCCGCCTTGGCAATGACGTGGACTCTGCTCTCTTGTAACAGCCCAATCCACCACCTCCACGTCCGCCTTGTCCTTCAGCAGTGCAGCAAGTTCAGGAGCACTCAGAAATTTGCGAATCTTACTCATCGTCTTCCTCCCCCTCCACGAATCTCTCCCCACAATCATTGCAGAGATACTCGTCCCCATCTTCCGTTGAATCGAGGTACTCCAGATCGTCGCTACCGCACTCAGGACAGGCTGCGTAAAGCTGATCTATGTCCAGGTCGTCGTCGTCCTCTTCAAGATCATCTTCAAACTCGTCCTCGTCGCTGTCTTCTTCAGGTTCGTATGCTTCCCAAAGCCCCATATAACGACTCCTTCCCGATCCCCGTCAACCGCCAGTACATACCGCAAGTGTTCATTTCCTGCAACCTGTTCCCAAATTTTTCGGTCGTCACCATCCTCGGCTCCGGCCACTCAAACCTCCACACCTGAATCAGAACTCCCCGCGGTGGAATATGATACCGCCAGCACGTCCATCCTTCGATGCAACGGCGCAATGCCCAGGCCGTCTCGAAGCCGTCGTCATCTGGAGGGTTCCTCTTCTCCTGCTCACGAGCCGCCCACTGCGCCCTACGAAGGTGCTGCTCCTCCGTAGCAAAGGGATGGAAGAGTCCCCACAGAACAGCCCTCCAATACCAGTAAAGCTCTGTCCACATGGGTTACTCCTTCGGGTCGTTGATCGTGTACGGTTTGTCGTCCGTACTTCCAATGGTGGAAAGTAGGGTCACGTTCGGGTTCTTGGGAATGGGTTGCTTGAACCCCGTGAACTGCGCCTGCACTGGAGCGGTTGCCCTCACCAAAGCATCGAAGTTCCGAGCGACCATGACCGACAAAATTTCCGTCGCCCCGCCCTGGCGCATATCCGCCGCCGCCAGTTCGTCCAACACCTTCGCCCGCTCCTCAGTCAATGTCACCATCACACGCCTGTAGCCTGCTCGTTTTCTCACGATCCGCTTCGCCGGTACTGCCTTCACTTCTGCCATCTTTCCCTGCTCTCTTGCCTCTGCGGAGGCCGGTTATGCGTTTTTGTGGGCGTCCCATCCCCCACCCTCGTAATCAATATCCTCTCCACCAGACCCACCAGCCAGGACTCGCGCAAACTGCCCCGTCCTCGCCTCCTGCGCCGTCGCCTTGCAAGACTTCGAGCAGAACCGCGCCCAACCCCTCTTCACATCAGCAGAACGAGCCTTGAAAGGCATCCCGCACTTCTTGTTCTCGCACTTGCGGTCTACCTGCATCCCGCCCTCCTATTTCCTCTGGAACTTAACTTCGGTCGTAACCAACTTGTCAAACCCAAACAGGCCAGCCACGCGCTCGCTCACGTCCCTTTGATCCGCAAGAATGTCCGAAAGGTAAGCCGCACTCAAGCCATACTCCTTGGCTGTCCGACGCAAGGAACTGGCCTTCGTCTTCTCGCGGATTTCTTCCCGAACTTCGTTTTCTGTCAGGTACGTTTTTCCCATGAACAAAACTGTAAGCTAAGTTGCGAACGTTTGTCAACCCCCATCTGAGATATTATTTTCACATGAAGCGCATCCGAGTTCTAACCCCACCCCCGCTCGTCAAAGAAGCCCCTTCCAAACCAAAGGTGAAGCTGACCAAGGCCGACCCTAACTTCTTTCGCAAGCTCGGCGAGGTGTCCGCCGCCAAGCGCAACCTGCCTTCGGATACCTTCAGCGCAATGGCTTCAGCTTCCCATCCTCGGAGGAACCTCCATGTCAAACCATGAACCCCAGCAATGGCTCTCCCTCTCTGGTATCTGCGATAAGCTCCGGCTCTCCCCGTATCAAGTCAAAACTCTTGCCAAGAAGGGGTGCCTCGCCATCATCAAAGGGAAGATGCGGGTTGCTGATCGGTTCTTGGACCCTACTCCCGAATATGCCGAACAGCTTCGCCTGGGCGCCATCATCCACCAAAGACACTTTCCCATCCCCGCCGGCCTCTCCGAGAAAGCCCTCCTCACCCGCGCTGAGTGCGCTGAACTCCTCAACATGAAATTGAAGACGTTGGACGACTACGTGAAGAAGAACTTCTTCCCTCCCGCTATCCGAGTAGATAGGAGTCATTTCCTGTACTCCCCCGTGATGGTCAGAAAGATTATGCTGCAACGGCGATCCGGTGAACGGTATTGGAAGGATAAAGAACCGCTCAGTTCCAAACTCGCTCCGTTCCTGATTCCTGAACTCGTGGAGTTATTCCGGTCCCGCCTGTCGGAAGAGGTCTCCAGCATCCCCACAGATAAAGAGTTCCTCGCAGACGAATCCCTCCAGAAGCGGCTTTCAAAGATCGTCACTCAATCACAGAAATCCGACTTCGCTCAGAAGGTAAAACTAGCACAGCAAATAGTCCAAATTTTGGGGCGAGGAAAAGGCCCACTGAACTAGCTGGGCCTTGCCTTCATCTCGCAGGTGTCAGGTTAGAAGATCTCATCATTCTTCGGTCCATCAACAGGGTTATCTGGTGAATCCAAGGACGGTGGGGCAACAACCTCTTCAAAACTCCGCACATCGTTGACGCTGGCCGTGTGGACAAGACGACCGTTCTCAGCAATCAAAAGGTCGATTTGGTTATCAGATTGAACCAGATAGTGATGACCCTGCCGGTAAATCACACCACAATTACTATCCTTCTCGATACGCAGCCAAATGGCTCGAACCCACCCATCGCCGAGCGGAGCACCTGATTGTTCGCTGTTGGTTCTTGACATTACTTCTCTCATACATCCTCCTCGTTTGAATTAAGTGAGCGGACCACTGCAACGGCTAACCTTTCGGCGAGTTCTGCACGTCTGGGTAGTCTTAGCTTTCCCATACCGCCAGTGAATTATGCGCCTCCGCTCACGTACATCATACTACGGAACCTGCCACTTCCCGGTCTTCTTCTTAGGAGTAGCCCCTACACCCTCCGGTTGCGGAACGAGGAGATCGTTATGCCTTCTCCGTCAACTTAGCTACTTGAAAAATGTCGCCCACATTTGTCCCGTCGTACTCGTCTTTGGAGATGTGGAGTTTGTTGCCGACTCGATTGTGGTCAACCTCAACATAATACTCAGAAACAACTTCCCCTTTGTTTTTCTGGATCTCGCTTCTCCATATCCCAACAACCTTGTGCTCGGAAATAATTCTCATACCTACCGGCAGTCCACGTTTGATCGTTCTTTCTGTTTGTTCCATGTTCATACTCCCTTCTTGTTACACGGTTAGTCGTACTCTCCCATTCTCCACTTCATCTTAAACCCGTAGACGATTCGCCTCTGAGCGGCAAGAGTCTTGCAGAACTTCACCGCAGATGATGTCCCTCCACGTGAGTTGTCCCAAGTCGCCATAATCCTCCAGATCTTCCCGCCCCCGTGATCCACTTTCTCTTTGGTTATCCTGATTCCCATGCTTCCTCCTCACTCCAGGTTTTGACTATCGGCCCATTCTTCCTTCTTCGAATCCCTTTTGAATGATACCCAAGACTTCCCTCTTGGCGGCTGCCATGTCATCCCCGGCCTTTAGGAGAGATTCCGTCATCACGGTGAAGTGGTCCCCAAACATCGACTGCTCCCATGTCTCCTTGTGTTGATGCTTGTCGAAAAAGGCGTCGAGGCTTCCCTTCACATCATCCCGCGTCGTGTACCATCCGGTCGGTGGCGGATAATACTTTGCGACATATTCCCGACAGTCGTCCAAAGGAATCTCGGCGTCCCACATACAATGCAGACACACCATGTACATCCGACTGTTTGCCATCCCCATTACCTCCTCGTCTCCTGTTTGGAGATACTCGCAGTATACACCCTCTTACGGAACCTGTCACTTCCCGGTCTTCTTCTTAGGAGACACCAACTCCTCAATATAAGGCTAGGGCTCCATACACGTATCCACAAAGAACTTCCAGACCTTAATGAACTTCCGTTCGTTGTCCTGTAATTCCTTGAGACATGACGCACATGGTCTAATGGATTTTACCCCCACATCTGGGACAGGAACGGCATTGAATAAAACTTGCCCAAACTCCCCGTTCGGGTATGTTGCAAGCCCTTTGCTGGTGAAGGTTCCTCCACACTCTCCGTGACACACTACGTTACCGAAATTCATTTGAATTTTTCTATCTTTCATACGCCTTCTCCTCTTGTAGCGCGTTGACCCTCCAGGATTAAAACTCTCCCAAGCTCACGTTCAACCTCCTCGCTCCACTGATCTTCTGGCATCAAATAGTCCCACCACACCAGAAGGTTCCCGACGGGGTAGACATTGAACCCAGCCTTCGCTCGGGCGCTCTCCTCGCCATAAAACCTCAAATGAGGCGGCAGCGCGTTCCACGTTTCGTTCCACTGTTTCTGCGTTAGTGCGATATGCTTCAAAGCCATACGCTTCATCCTCCTCATCTCCTGTTTGGAGATACTCGAAGTATACACCAACTTACTTATACCAACGCTCCGGCGCAGCTTGCATACCTTTTTTCTTTTTCGGCGCAAGTTCCTCTTCCGTAAGCGGCTCCTGGCGCAACAGCGACAACGTGTCCCTGGTCATGCGTAACACATTCTTCCCGGTTCTCGGCCAGAACGATCCCGGCTTGCCCTTCAACTGCCGCTCTCGACTGATGGCTAACGCATAGATTTCCTCCGCAGTGAGCTTCATCGGATGCAGCACCGTGTCTGTCCACATCGGCCCGATAGTCCCCTCTGCTTCATCCTCAAGGAGATACGTTCCCATGTCCTTCGCTTTATCTAGGCTCGGCTTGTCGTCGATCGCTAGATTTAGGAAAGCGTCTGCATACCGCTTCGTTCTTTCCAAAGCCCACTGAGCGCAAATGCCGTCAATGTAGATCTTCAGGAACGTCGCCGCAGGATGCTCCTCCATCCCGTCAAATTGCGATAGGTATTTGTCCCACGAATCCTCTGTGTGCTGCTTGCCCATCCCCCACTGTGCGACACGGTGAACCCCGCCCTTCGCCGCGGCTGAAGTTCCCTGCAATATCTGCCCCATAATCGGAGAAACAAGCGCCACGTATGCCAAAGGTCTAAGGTTTCCGTAAACCATCACCTCGTCCCACAGATGCTCTCGAAGCACGTTGTACGCCTTCGTGGAGAATGACCCAAGAGACCACGCTGCCCTGGCCGCTATCGCAAAATTCTTGTCAAGTGTTGTCAGTCCCTCTCCAGATACCCTCTTTCTTGACAGTGCAGGCATCTGCATAGGGTTCTCAGAGAACATCGACTCATCTGTGAACGCAACCTGGGCTAGTTTGTAATCCTCCTCATTCCACTTCCCGGTCCTAACAGCCTCATCAATCGCGTGATCTCCAATGAGGAAGCTGTTCTTGATAAGACGCCGCGCTCTCTCCGCGGTATTGCCACCTTTCTTCAGGTCTCCCATAGCGTACAGGTCAAGATAAGACTTCGCCGCCCTGCCGGAAATCATCCTTCCCATGTTGTACATATACTCAAATCCGGTCCACTTAAAAAGCGCGTGTTGACTGCGAGTTTCCGGCATTGCCATAACAGCCGGATCAATCCCGTGCATCACTATGCCGTTGAAGTAACTGTACTCCTTCACGTTTTTCCAGTTTGCCGCCAAATCCACTATCGCCCTTGCATACGGCATATAGTGGCCGGTCTTCGCCATAATCGCCGCCCCGTTGGCTATATGGAACGGCAACTTCGTAACCGAAAATGGGAACATCTTCGTCGCAGTCTCAGCAGCCGCCAAACGATTGTACGTCTTGCTCATGGGGCTATCCCAATTCTGCGGTGTGAACATATAGCCGAACATGCCCTCTACATCCGTCCGGGCCTGCTTGTTCGGGATCTTTGCAATCTCCTTCTTCAACTTCCCAAGGTCCGCTCCAAACTCTTTTTCGGTCGCCATCGACTTTGCGAACTGCCTGAAGTAACTGTCAAGCGCCTCATAGTCCTTCTTGATGAACGGGAAGTTGACTTCGTTCGTCCACTGGGTGTTGCCCTGCATAGGTGCCCTCAAACGATCACGTTTGATAAGGTCGTATGCTTTGTCATCCGTAATATCGGTCCTGCCCTCCTCTTTGAGTTTCTTGGCAATAAGTTCCTTGGCCTTCAGTTCGCTGAACGTCCCTCCCATAAGCTCCCTGAGAGTGTAGGTCTTATCTCCATCGGTGAACTTCAAGTCCCAGTCTGCAATACGCGGCATATAACTCGGATCGTCCATGAAGTCCTTCCACGACACAACCCGACCATCTGGGGTTATCACCGCAAGATTTCCCTCGGCTCCCATTTGGTGAATCTTCGCCATGAACTCTCTGAGTTTCCCTGCCGCCTTGTTGATCGCAGGGTCAGACACCGCTCTCTTGTTCATCACTACATCGAAGAGGTCACGCATCACCCGCTTGTCTGTGTGGTCAAGTTTTGCCTCCTGCATAATCTTTGTGAAGTCCGTTCGCAGGCCGGCAAGATGAACTTTTTGTCCCGCATACCACGCCCGCGTCTTTGTGACGAGAATCCTTCCGACAGGCTCAATGTGGTTCTTCTTGTAATGTGAAGCGAACTGTCTGTCCTGAGATTGCAGGTTGTTCTCTTGAGAACTGAGCAGACCCAGGGCGCCAGTGTACTTCTCGTCCTTCACTGGCTCTGGAGCAGGCTTGAATTTGTCATTCTTAGCCCGTTCCTCGTCCGTCATCCCAGATTCTTTTTCAAGCTCCTTCTCGCTCTTCATCCGGGTGTAACCGCCTGTAGCGTTGTCCTGCTCGAACCCCATGCCCTTCAGGTGCATCTGTACGGTGTCTCGCGCTACAGCTTCCTTGTCCACTCCCTCCGGCGCGGCCTTCGCCACTTCCTCGGCCCTCACAGCCGTCATGGTGATCTCTTCGTGGGGGATCTGAGGGTTCGCCGCCGCCTTGTCCGCCGCCGCGTTCACCGCCCGCCGGATGCGAATGTCCTCAATCGTCAAAGGTCTGTTCGGTGGCTCCCACCGCTTCGGCTTCTCCTGATAGAGCGTAGCCCAGTCACTTCCCTTCCCGCCGCCGGACATCTCTACCTGCATCCCCTTGTTCTTTGCCTCTTCCGCGTTCGGGAAGGTGATCGAACTCCAGTTGTCGAAGTTGACCTTGCGCTTGCTGCGGACTTGGAATCCTTGAGCATCGACTTTTATTTCGTTGCCTTGGTCGAACGCCATCATGTCCTGATGTTCGCGCATCTTCTCTTCGTCGGAGTAGTTCGACATGACCGAAGCCAATGAATCTCTATCTCCTAGAACCGCCGCGCTTAACGCCCTCATGCGAGGCCCAATCTTGGTTGACATAAGGCGAATATCCGGCTCTGAGTCTGTCGCAAGGAATACCGCCCTCGCGTTCGACTTCACGCCAAGCCGCCACGTCCTCGCCAATGATTGCTCAAGCAAGATACCAGAATACGGTGGTCCAAGGAATATCGACAACCGCGGTTTATCTCCGTCTTTGTCCTGCAAGTTTATCCCTATTCCTCCTGCGGCATAGGACGTGTACAGTATCTTCTTTTCTCCCTTCAAGAAAGCCTGTTTTGCCTCTTCGCGCTGTGCGTCGGTGTTTCCTACTCCACTGTAGTCGCCCATCTCGTCGCCAAACTCTGCGCGAAGTTGATCTGCAATGTTTACGAACTCCGGCATGATGCGCCCTATCTGCCCACCAGTCTCTTCATCAAGCAACCGATACGTTCCCGGCTCTTCTTTTGGTCCAACCGGCCGACGGAACAAGTCCTCCGATGTGGTCTCTGAGAATACCGCGACTTGCCAACCCTGCGCTCTCGCTCTCTTGATAAGTTGGATTGCTTCTGGCAGTCTCGACCTCTCAAGGTAGGCTTTCGTGTATGTCGCCTCAAAAGCAGATACTCTCTCGGAGAGTCCCTTCTTTCCTTGCTTCAATAACTCCCTCTTCATCACCGCTACACCTTGATGAATGCGGTCCAACTTCCGTTCCACCACGTCGGTTACAGGGACCACTCCAAAGTGAACAGAAAATCCATCATAGGAGATTTGCTGCGAGATGAACTGTCCACGCTCAACCATCTGCTCACGTAGTTTTGCCTGCTTCGCCGGGTCGAGCTTCGCAACGATCTTGTCGCCCACCTTCTCGTGAGCAAAGTTTTCTTTTATCCATCCCTCAAAACCGCCCTTCGGCCACAGGTTCAACTTCTCCGCATAGCCGTACTCGTTGGGAGAATGGAATGGAGTAGCTGAAACGTAAACTCCCTTTTTGGAGTTTTCCATCACAACCTTCAAAAGTTTGCCTTGCTGGTTTTCGTCTCTGTACCAGTTGCGTGCTGCTCCGGCTTCGTCAGCAATCACCAAGTCCCATGGAGTTTTCGAGTAGATGGAGTTGTTAAGCAACCGCTGATATGTTGCCCCGTAGACTCCCGGCTCTGGAGGCTTGTCGATGATGTCGGTTTCTACCTTCAGATCATAGCCGTTCTTCGCAACCTGCCTAACGGCATCGTCGCCATCTTCGAGTAGTCCCCGATTCATCGTAACGACAAGAATCTTCGCATCGGGGTTCCGAAGGATCGTCTCCTTCACCACACCCATCTCGGTCCAAGTCTTGCCTGAACCCGCCACGGAAGCGATCACAGCCCCGTCGCCCTGCTCCAATGCGGAGAGAACCGTCTGGACAATTTGCTTCTGACCTGCATACTTTAACGTCCGGGCAACTTCTGGAGAGAGCGTCACTGTCGGCGCAGGCATATTCTCCGGGAGTCCAGCCCTCTTCAGTCCGTCCCTCCATGCCTTCTCGTCGAACGCTTCACCCGCCATGATCCCTACCGGCGCCCCGCGCTCCGGTAATGGATTCAGCTTGACCGGCGCTACGTTTGCGAGGTTAACTGGTTGAGCATTTCCTCTTCCGGGTCCAGTTCGATCGGTGGCACCTCTGGCACCTGCATATCCAGGCATCCCCACGACGGGCGGTTTAGAAAGGCGTCCAACTCCGCTTTGCTTTCCATCCCCAAGAGGTCCATCAGGTACTCCTCGTAAGTCGGATACCCTCTCTCTTCCTGCGTCTGACGTTCTCCCTGCTGTGCCACGCTTCACCTCCGCTATTGCTTTTCTCGCTGCCTCCGGGTCGAGTCCAATTTTTGGGCTCTCTACCCCGTACTTGGCGCGAATCTCTGACTCTAACTTCTTAATCTGCGTTCTCACGAATTGCTGCATGAAAGGGGCTGA